GATGTCAAATTGATAAATTAGAGTGTAGTCTATTTTGGAGGTGATACCATGAGGAAAAAATTCAGCTTAGAAAAAATGCGGGAGTATTGGGACCTGTATAAGCTCAAGTGCGATACGAAGTGCAAGCGGGAGCTGATATGGTCGCCGAAGACGCTGGAAACGAGGGTCGTGCAGACTCCGGCACCGGTGCCCTATGATGTCAAGGGGTTTATGGCCTACATCGGGCTTTCTGAGCAGGCGTTCTATCGCAACTATGCCGGGGATCCCAAATACGCAAGCTTTATTGATCTCATGAAGTTGGAGTGCGAGAACGCCAAGCGGGAGGCCTTTGAGCAGGGGACCATTCCCGCCAATTTGGCGGGGCTGTGGATGAGCCGGTATGATGGCTATACCACAAAGACCACCATTGAGGGGGATATTCCCGTGGTGATCGATGGGGGAGACTCCCTTGGAGACGAATAGGATCCATCTGCCGGATGTGGTGGGGAAGGGGTACGGCACCTACTGGCGGTTCCGGGGACGGTACCGGGTCTGCAAGGGGAGCCGTGCTTCCAAGAAGAGCAAGACAACGGCTCTGTGGTTTATCGTGAACATGATGAAGTACAGGGATGCCAATCTGCTGGTGATCCGAAAGACCTACCGTACCCTGAAGGATTCCTGCTTTACCGAGCTTCGGTGGGCGATCCAGCGGTTGGGGGTGGAAAAGTGGTGGAGCGTGAAGGAGTCTCCCTTGGAGATGACCTATCTGCCCACGGGACAGTCCATCTATTTCCGTGGTCTGGATGACCCTTTGAAGGTGACTTCCATCACGGTGAAGAACGGGGTACTCTGCTGGATGTGGTTAGAGGAGGCATACGAGATCACAAAGGAAAGTGATTTTGATATGCTCAACGAGTCCATCCGTGGTTCCATCCCTGCCGGAACAGGGCTTTTTAAGCAGGTCACATTGACCCTGAATCCCTGGAATGAGCGGCACTGGATCAAGGCTCGGTTTTTTGATCCCCCACAGAATGAGGACACCCTCGCCATGACCACAAACTATCTCTGCAATGAGTGGCTGGATGAGGCGGACAGGAGGGTGTTTGAGGATATGCGGGAGAGAAACCCACGCCGCTATCGGGTGGCGGGGCTTGGAGAATGGGGCGTTGCCGAAGGGCTTGTCTATGAGAATTGGGAGGAGCGTGCCTTCGACTTCCGGGAGGTTTCCGCAAGGCCGGGGGTGCAGTCCGCATTCGGGCTGGACTTCGGATACACCAATGACCCCTCTGCCCTCTTCTGCGGGCTGGTGAGTAAGGACGAAAAAACCATCTGGGTTTTTGACGAGATGTACGGGAAGGGTATGAGCAACCGGAAGATCCATGAGACTGTATCCCGCATGGGGTATGGGAAGGAGCGGATCCGGGCGGACTGTGCAGAGCCGAAGAGCATTGACGAGCTGCGGGATCTTGGCCTTTTTCGCATCCGACCGGCAAGGAAGGGGCGGGATTCCATCCTGAACGGGATTCAGTTCATTCAGGACTTCCATATCGTCATCCATCCCCGGTGCGTGAACTTTCTCATGGAGATCGGGAACTACACTTGGGATTCTGATAAGTTCGGGAATCGCATCAACAGACCCATAGACGAATTCAACCACCTCATGGATGCCATGCGCTATGGGTTGGAGGATGTGATCATGGGGCCGGCCTTTGATTTTTCGTGAGGAGGTAGTGAGACAATGGAGTATACAGAGACAAGCCGTATAAAGCGGATATTGGAGATGAACCGGGGGCTTACGGAGCTGCAGTTCTTTGCCAGTGAGATCGCCGACTGGAAGAAGAGCCGGAAACGGAAGGATCAGCTGGATGGGCTGCGGTACTACGATGGGAAGCATGACATCCTGAAACGGGTCCGCACTGTCATCGGGAGAGACGGGGAGTTGGAGCGGGTTCAGAATCTGCCCAATAATCGGCTGGTGCATAATCTCTATGGGATTCTGGTGGATCAGAAGACAAACTATCTGCTGGGGAAGCCCCTTACCGTATCCGGGGAGAATGCGTCGTATGTCAAGGCAGTGCAGGGGGTGCTCTCCTCGTCCTTTCTCCGCACCCTGAAGCATTTGGGGGAGGATGCCATGAATGAGGGGATCTCCTGGCTCTTTCCCTACTACGGTTCCGATGGCAGGCTTCTCTTTCGGCGGTTCAACGGGTTTGAAGTCCTCCCCTTCTGGCAGGACGATGACCACAGGGTTCTTGACTGCGCCCTGCGGCTCTATCGGCAGGAGGTCTATGCAGGGTATGGAAATAAAAAGATCGTGGAGCGGGTGGAGATCTTTAAGCCGGACGGGATATGGCGGTATGTCTATGATGGCACATTGAAGCCTGACCCGGATCATCCAAACCATGAGGACTATTTTTCCATCAGAGAACAGGGGTATAACTGGGACAGAATCCCCCTTGTGCCCTTCCGGGTCAATCGGCAGGAGTACCCTTTGCTTCTCCGGGTGCGCTCCTTGCAGGATGCCTATAATGCCGTTCTCTCGGACTTTGAGAACAATATGCAGGAGGATGCAAGGAATACCATCCTTGTGATCAAAAACTATGACGGGCTTAATTTGGAGGAGTTTCGGCGGAATTTAGCCGTCTATGGGGCGGTGAAGGTGCGGGAGGACGGGGGCGTGTCTGCCTTGACCGTGGAGGTTGACAGCGGGAACTATCAGACCCTCCTTGACCTGCTGAAGCGCACCATCATCGCAAACGCCAGAGGCTTTGATGCCAAGGACGAGAGACTCTCCGGGAATCCCAACCAGATGAACATCCAGTCCATGTACTCTGACATTGATCTGGATGCAAACGGCATGGAGACGGAGTTTCAGTCCTCCATGGAGGAGCTTCTCTGGTTCCTGCGGCAGGACTTCTATAACCGTGGTCTTGGGGACTTTGAGGGGGAAACCCTCGACATCGTGTTCAACCGGGATATCCTCATCAACGAGAGTGAGGCCATTGACTGCTGCGTGAAGTCTGTGGGACTTTTATCCACGGAGACGCTGGTGGAACAGCACCCATGGACGAAGGACCCGGAAAAGGAGCTTTTGCGGCTGAAGGAAGAAAACGACCAGGCGGACAGCTATGCCGGGGCCTTTGGCAACCGTGAGGATAAGGCATGAAGAACGCCGCATACTGGCGGGGCAGGTTCGCCATATTGGAGCAGCAGGCCCATGCCTTAGCCGATGACACCATACGGGAGATGGAGAAAGCCTATTTGGAGGCGGCTCTCTCCGTGCGGCGGGATTTGGAGGCATGGTATCTTCGATTTGCCAAAAACAACGAGATGAGCCTGTCAAATGCAAGGAAGCTGCTGAACAGCCGGGAATTAGAGGAGTTTAAGTGGACGGTTGAGAAATATGTGGAGAAGGGGGAGAGCTTAGATCCCCAATGGGCAAAGAAGCTGGAAAATGCCTCCTGTAAATTCCACATCTCCCGGTTAGAAGCCATAGAACTGGAAATTCAGCAACAGATAGAGGTTTTGTTCGGGAATCAGGTGGATGCACTGGATGACCTTCTCTCGGAGATCGTGGGGGATGGGTACACCAGAACCGCCTATGAGATCCAGAAGGGGCTTGGGGTCGGATGGAATATCACAAAGCCGGATGAGAAGGTCATCTCGACGCTCCTCACAAAGCCCTGGACAACGGATATGAGGACCTTTCGGGATCGCTGCTGGGTGAACAAGGAGGCTCTGGTGGACAGCGTTCACAAAAAGCTGACCCAGGCCATTCTTCGTGGGGACAGCCCCGCAAAGACCACCGCCGCCATAGAGAAGGAGTTTAGTGTCTCCAAGTACAAGGCAAGAAGGCTCGTCCACACGGAGACGAGCTATTTCCGAGCCAGGTCGTCCCTCATGAGCTATCAGGATCTTGGGGTGGAGCAGGTCGAAGTTTTGGAAACCCTCGACTCCCGCACCTGCCCCATCTGCGGGGGGATGGACGGGAAGGTCATTCCTCTGGGACAGGTGGAGCCGGGAGTGACGGTTCCGCCCTATCATCCGAATTGCCGGGGGACAACCGTGCCATACTTCGAGGACATGAAGGAGGGCAAAAGAGCCGCCAGAGGGGCGGACGGGAAGACCTACTATGTGCCGGAGGGGATGACTTATGAGGAGTGGAAG